CGTAGTCTCGACGCTCAACCCCCCCACGGTAAAGCAACGGAGTCGCAATGAGCAGTGAAGCCCCCGATCGTGAGGCTGTGCGCGCGCACCTCATCGCCACGGGCTGCACCGGGCAGGAGGCGATCGCCGCGCTGGCCCCGGACATGCCCCCATCGGAGCACCGGCTGCGAGTGGTTCGTGCTGCGACTGCCCTGCGTCGGGCGCTGGTCGACGAGGGGCTGCTCAAGCCGTTGACGCGAGGCCGCAAGCCGGGGCAGGGCCCTGTCTTGCCGGTGGTGGAGTCGCCTGCCCCGGTGGTGCGCGCGCCCGAGGCTCGGTCTGAGGCGGTGGACCTGCTCAGCCTGAGCCCGGCGGCCGCGGCGGCGTGGACGGTGGAGCGCCTGCGCCGGACCCTTGACGAGGCCGACCCCGCCAGCAACGCCTACGTGGCGGCGGCCAAGCAGATGACCTCGGCGCTGGACAGGTTCCACGAGCTGCGCCGCGCCGAGGAGAAGCCCGCGCCCGGCCCCGCGGATCTGTCCCCGGCCGAGTGGCGCGAGCAGCTCGGAGCGTCGGCCCGCGAGCTGGTCGACGTCGACCTCGAAGTGTACGTCGCCGAGTGGCTCGGCCGGAAGCGGCTGCGGCTGATGGCCCGGTCGGATGGGACGCTGGTGCTGGAGCGCGCGTGATCGACGCCTCAGCCATCGCCGCCCGGGCCGCGGTCCACGGCCGCGCGCCCGCGCACTGGACGAGGCCGCAGCTCGACCTGTTCGACAGCCCCTACCGGCTCACGGTCTGGTGGGGTGCGAACGGCATCGGCAAGTCGGTGGCGCTGGCCGAGGTGACGCGCCGGGCGCTGGGCGGGCTCCTGCCGTGGCAGACCAGCCGGAAGCGCACGGTCATGCTGGTGGGGAACACCTACAAGCAACTGGGCGTAACCCTTGAGTACCTGTTCTCGATGGTCCCGCCGAGCTGGTTCGGGCCGCGCATCCGCTTCAACTCGGGCATGGTCCGGGGCCAGCGGATGCCGGTCTACGACGTGGTCGGCGGGCCGGGCGCTGGCTCGACGCTGGTCCTCGGTGTCTTCGACGCCGAGAACTTGGCCGGGCCGCGCGCCGAGGTCGTGGTGTCAGACGAGCCGTTGCCCGAGCCTGTCCACAATGAGCTGTGGCCCCGTCTGCTCGGGCGCGGGGGCCGGATGTACGTCGGCTTCACCCCGACCCTCGGCACCGCGGCGGACGTCCAGTACCTCTGGAAGCTCGTCGACGACCCGGCCCTGCCGCATGTCGGCGAGCTGCACACCCCGCTCACGCTCGACGCCGTGACCCCGCGCGGCGGCCTCGTCGACCTCCCCTGGCTGACGGCGCGCGACATCGCCGAGCACGAGGCTGGGCTGTCGGCGCTGGAGGCGGACATGCGGATGGGCCGCAGCCGGACCCCGCGGCGCGAGACGGCCTACTTCTCGTCGTGGGGCCCGCACTTGGTTCGCGACGAGGCCCCGCCTGTGGGCGCTGTGGTCGGCGTTGGGATCGACCACGGCCCGAAGCCCGGGACCCAGCGGGCGATCCTCGTCGCGTCTGCGCGGCGAGGTCTGCACGCGCACCTCTGGGTTCTCGACGAGTACGCGAGCACCGACCGGACGACCCCGCGGGGCGCGGCGCGGGGCGTGTTGGACATGTTGGCCCGGTCTGGCCTTGAGCCCGGCGACGTGGACCGGTGGATCGGCGACCGTGCGCACCACGGCGACCATCGAGGCGGCGCGATGAGCAACCGGGCCTTTCTTGAGGCGATGGCTTCCGAGCTGGGCATCCCGACCGAGCGACGGGGCTGGACCGAGCAGCTACCCGAGGGGCTGCGACGCATCGCGACCCCGCGCAAGTACGAGGGCTCGGTCTGGGAGGGCAGCCTGATGCTGCACCGGCTGATGGTGGACGACCCGCCGCGGCTGACGGTGTCGGCGCGCTGCTCGCTCCTGCACGCCGACCTCGCTGGGTGGCAGGGCTCGACGTCGCCCTCGGACCCGCACAAACACGGGCTCGACGGTCTGCGCTACATCGCGGTCCCGTTGCTTGAGGGCCGCGCTCGGTGATACCTTGCATGTGGGGGCGTCTATGATCTCGGTTCTCGGCTACGGCTATCAGCCCGCGGTGAAGCGCACCCCCCGCGAGGAGGCCGCGCTGCGCATCCGCATCCTGCGCGGCATGCACGTCGAGGATGTCCGAGTACGGACGCGGCAGGAGATGGGCGACCGGGCGCGCGAGCTGGGGCCGGTCGACCTGAGCATGAACCCCCTGCGGAGTTACGTCGAGCGGCGGGGCACGGCGTACCGGACACCCCCGGCCGTCTTCGGGCTGCCCGAGGAGCTGGCTGTCGCGCTCGGCGACGCGTCCGCTCGCACGACGGTCGCGCGGTACGCCAGGATCGGGGCGCGGCCGATGCCGACGCGGATGTCGGCGGTCTCGGCCGAGGCGCTTCGGTACCGGCTGGCGGCGAACTGGGCCGGAACCTTGATCGGGTGGTCGGCCGCGGGCGAGCGCCCGTTCCTTGAGGCCCTGTCCCCGGAGCACTTGACCGTCGAGTATCTCTCGGACGACCCGACGGCCCCGACGGTCATCCGGCATCGGCGGCTGCGCCGGCTCGGCCGCGATCTCGTCGAGGTCGAGGACCTCTACGACCTGTCGGACCTCGATGCGCCGGTCTTCGCGGTGCTGCGCGGCGAGCAGGACGTCACCGACGAGGCCCTCGGCGACCTTGCCCCGGACGCTCGCGCCTACCCCTGGCGGTACGCGGACGGTCGGCCGTTCCATCGGATCGTGATCTCGGGCGACCCTCGCGCGCCCTACGAGGGGATCGAGATCGTGGAGGGCACCCTGCGGACCTGCGCGCTCTACACCCACTGGGGCGCGGCGGTGCGCGATGCGGGCTGGCCTCAGCGGAACGCGATCGGCCTGGAGCTTGACGGCCTCGACACCCGGTCGGAGACGATGCAGGCTGGGATCTCGGTCGGCCCTGAGTCGGTGCTGCGCTGGCGGCACATCGACCCGGAGCGACCCGGGATGCTTCACCAGTTCGGCCCGGGCTTCGACCCCTTGCCCCTGCACACCGCGATCCGGCAGTACGCCGAGCAGCTCGTCTCGGCGATGGGGCTGCCCGTCTCGATGGCCGCGACGGGCGGCGAGCCCTCGGAGACCGAGCGGCGGGCGCTGGCCGAGGCCGTCGCGGCGACCTACCCGGACTGCCGCGCGCACGATGGCCTCGTCCTGCGGCGGGTCTCGGCGCTGATCAATCGCGAGACCGGCTCGACACTGCCCGAGCAGGCCTACCCGGTCCTCTACGGGTCCGAGGTCGAGCAGGAGTTCGAGGCCGTGGCGGCCGGCGACGGCGCAGCCGAGGACGCGCGGGCCGAGCTGGAAGGGGCCCGGTCTGCGCTGGAGGATGCCCTGGCCGGCGACGCGAGCCCGGACGTCCTGCGGGCGGCGCTCGGGGCGGTCGTCGAGGCGATGGGGATGCTCGACTGATGCCGATCCGGCCGCCGCTTGGTGTCGCCCGGGCCGCGCAGCGGGGGCTCGACGTGCGCGCGGGCAAGCCCCCGTCGCAGCGGGGCGGGACCGCGGTCGGTCTGGCCCGGGCGCGCGACCTGGCCAACCGGCGCACCCTGAGCCTCGACACGATCTTGCGGATGCTCAGGTACTTCGCGCGCCACTACGTCGATCGCGAGGGCGCGACGTGGGATGAGCAGGGCCCCGGCTGGCAAGCGTGGCAGCTCTGGGGCGGCGACCCGGGTGTGCGGTGGGCCCTGTCCGTGGCCCGGCGCGAGGCCCCGGAGTGGTACGCGCGGTTTGTCCGGTCGCCGACGGGTGGCCGGCTGCTGAGAGAGTTCACTGAGAGAGGAGGGTAGGTGACATGTCCGACGATCTGATCGAGAAGATCAAGGCGGCGCTGGGCGGTCGGCAGACGACCGAGGACGACGACGACGAGCCCAGCGGCAACAAGGTGCCGGTCGACCGGTTCCGCGCGGTCGTGCGCGAGAAGAACGAGATCAAGCGCCAGCTCGCGGACCTCGCGAGCGCGGTGGAGGCCGAGCGCAAGAGCGCGGCGAAGTCGATCGAGGAGGTCAAGGCCGCGGCGGCGCGCGAGGTTGCGAGCCTTGCGGCGCAGCATCAGGAGCACCTGGCGGCGCGTGACCTCGGCTTCGACGAAGACGGCCTCGTCGCGCTTCGGACGGCGTACCAGCGCCTGCCCGAGCAGGGACGCCCGAAGTCGGCGGTCGAGTGGTGGAAGGCCGCGACCTCCGACGAGAAGGCGCGCGAGACGCTTCCGAAGACGCTCCAGGCCTACATCCCCGCAGCGAAAGACGAGGCCCCGGCACCGAAGACCCGCTCGGCAGGTCTCGACACGGGGGCCCGGCCGGCGGGCGTGAAGACCAAGATCGAGGACGTCAACGGGGCCAAGTCGATGGCAGACCTTGCCAAGCTCCTCGGCGCACGGTAGCATCGGGGTACATTCCAGGCCGCGGGTCGCTCCGGTATCAGCGTAGGCCACCATCCGAGCTTTCTGGAGGTCTACCGTGGGCGATCCGATCCGTACTGGCACCACTCCGATGTCCGACATCCTCGTTGCGGCGATCACCCGTTCCATCGGGTTGACGCTGGGCGACCGTTCTGGCGGCGGTCTGCTCGCCAACCCCGTCCTGGCCTCGCAGTTCTTGGGCGCGACCCGTCTCGGCGCCGCCCTCGGGACTAAGATGGTCGACGTCGGCTGGGGCCTCAACAAGTTCACCGCGACCAGCCAGGGCTCTGACTTCACTGTCGAGACCCTGTCCAGCGCGGCCGCGACGGTCACCCCGGCGCGCCGCGGCATGGCGCGTCAGGTCTCCGACATGGCCCGCGCGCTCCAGTCGATGGACGAGCTGGCCTTCGTGCAGTTCGTGACCGATCAGACGATCGCTTGGCAGCAGTCGGTCGTCTCCCTGATCGCCTCCCTGTTCCCGAGCTTCTCGGCGAGCGGCGGCGTGTCCGGCGGCACCGCGACCTGGGCCTCGATCCTCTCGGCGTACCAGACCCTCGGCATCGCCAACAGCGCCGGCCCCTACGTCCTCGTCCTGCGGCCGAAGGACTGGGCGAACGTCGCCTCGGACGCCTTCGCGCTCGGTGGTCGGGTGCAGATGCAGGCCGAGACCGACGGGTACCTGAACACGGTCAACCCGGGCTTCAAGGGGCAATACCTCAACGGCAACCTCTGGGTCTACACCTCCAGCGAACTGCCGACCAGCGCAGGCGACACGGTCTGCGGCATGTTCGGCCCCGAGGCGCTCGCCTGGGACGCCTTCATGCCCGAGCCCTCGCCGGCCACGCAGGTCCTTCTCTGGACCCCGCTTTACGGCGTCGAGATCAACCGCGACTCGCTCAAGAGCGAGGATCAGGTCGTCGGCTCGACGCACCTCGGCGCGAGCATCCGGCAGAACGCGGGCGGCATCAAGCTCCTGTTCGCGACCTGATCTGATCCCACCCGGTACACGTCGAGGAGGACGTCATGCCGATCCCCGGAAAGTCCGCTACTTCCTCTGGCCCTGTCGCCGCCCCTCTGGGTACCCGTCCTGCATCGTCCCCCGTGACGGTGCTCGGCGGTCTGCCCGAGGTCGCGCGCGGGGACCAGTATCCCCCGCTCCCTGAGACCCCGATCTTCGCCTACTTCGCAGACGCGACCTCGGTCACGTTCGTGGACGGCGAACCGCTGTACCTCCCCATCAAGGTGGGCTTCGAGGCGGGCATCCAGGGCGTGCGAGATGGGTCGATGCTCGCGGCATCGATCGAGTACGAGCAGCGGACCAACCGGCGCATGATGATCCCTCTCGACTCGCGGGTGATCGCGTTCGGCGCCGAGCACGGCGGGTATGTCCAGCGGATCGAGCTGGCCCCCGATCGGCGCGGCAAGCCGCGGCACCATCACGCCGACGTCTGGACCCGCTACGACGTCGTCGGCGCCGAGGCGATCCCGACCTTCGACGCCGAGGGCTTCATCGCGTTCCGCCGCAGCCTCGTCGACATCTTGGGCCCCGTCCATCCGGGCGTGATCCAGGCCACGCGGTCGAAGACTCTCCAGCTCGCCGAGGCGCATCGTCGCATCGGCCACGCGTCCCCGGGGATGGCCCGGATCGCAGACTCCATCGAGGCGCAGCTCGCGCCCCGCACCTGATCTCGTCCCTCTCTCGGAGAGTGTCCGATGCCCGTCGCCTCTGCTGCCGTCTATGAAGTCCTGCGCCGCGCCCTGGTCGGCGTCGGCGTCATCATCCGCCCGAGCGGGACCACTGCGCTGACGGCGTCCCCGTCGATCACGGCCGGGGCCGGCGCGGCCTCCGAGGCCGAACCCAATGGGAGCGTGTACCTGCGGACCAACGGCGACCTCGTCCAGCGCATCTCGGGCGCGTGGTCGGTCGTCCTCTCTGGCGGCCGCGCCGCCCGCGTCACGGCGCCGTTCAAGTCGACGTTGCAGACCGGCACCGGCAGCGCCCAGAACGTCGCGCACGGCCTGGGCGTGACCCCTTCGCTCGTCGTGGTCGTCCCCTACGACCTGACCGGTGGCGCCTACGTCGTGACCGAGGGCACCCACACCTCGACCAACGTCGTCGTGACCGTGACCAACGGCGAGAAGTTCATCGTCCTGGCCTACGCGTGACGATCCGCGCCGCCACCTACGCCTTCGGGCGGCCGATCCCGTACCTCCTCCAGCGAGGGGCTACGCAGACGATCGACTGCCCGGTGCGCTACGGGGCCGGCGGCGCGCTCGTCGCCCCGACGGGCGGGACGTACTCCGTCCTGCGCCCTGGCGGGACAGCCTTGGTCTCGGCGGCACCGGTTACGCTTTCCTCCTCGATCGCGACCGGGACGGTCACCCCGTCTGCCGCCGAGACTCTCGGCTCGGGCTGGACCGTCGAGTGGGCCCTGTCCATCGGCGGGCTCAGCTACCCGGCCCGCATCGAGGCCTATCTCTGCGACTGGGTCCCGCTCAACCCGGTCTCGGAGGCCGACCTGTACCTGCGTCTGCCCGAGCTGCGGCATCGGGTGCCGCAGAGCCAGGGAGAGCGCGGGACCGGCGAGGGCTGGCAGCCGCAGATCGACGCGGCCTGGTACGAGCTGGTACGCAAGCTCCTGTCCGACGGCAAGCGGCCGTGGACCATCCGGGGCATCCACGGGTCCTACGACTGGGTCCTCACGCGGGCGCTCCAGCTCTGCGTCGATGCGATCTCGGTGGGCCTCGACGAAAGTCTCGCCGAGCGCAAGCGGCAACTGCACTTCGACATGAACCGGGTCGCGTCTGACCTTCGGTTCCAGTTCGACGAGGACGCGGCCGAGCTGCGACGGGGCCACGGTCCGGTCATGCGGCTGGCGCCGGTCGGGCGGCCGACGTGGTAGCCCGCGGCGACGGCGCGTCGCTCGGCGAGTCGACGTGGCTCGCCGCGATCGAGGGCGTGTACCAGCGCATCGAGGGCCTCGACGCGGCCGGCTACCGGTCCTCGGAGTCGGACGGCTGGACCCGGGCGCGGGGCCCGGTCCCGACGACGCATCTCTCGTTCTGGGTCTTCGCTGGCGACGAGGTCGTAGCGGGCGCGGGCGGCACGCTCGTTATGCGCTCCCGCGTGTTGTTCGCGGCGCGCTACGTCGCCGAGGAGCACCCCGCGCACCTGGCCCGAGCGCACGCGGCGGCCTACGCGGTGCGCTGCGCGCTCCAGTCGAGACAGGACCCCCGCTGTCTGGTCGGGGGCTGGACCCCGGATTACTCTCTCGTCGAGGCCGGCTGGGTCCTCGTCGATCTCGCCTTCGACCTGCACCTCCCCTGGTAGGAGTCCCCCGTGGCCACGTCCCTCGCGTCCCTCGTCTCCATCCGCTCGCTTGCCGAGCTGACCCCCGACTCCCCTCAGACCGGCGCTGTGAAGGGCGAGATCTCGGTCGACACTCGGACCTCGCAGGGCATCGGCTCCGGGCAGGCCGATCGGGCGTACTTCGCTGAGCGTTCGCTGTCCTCGGGCGCGACTCACACCTACAACGTGCTGGCAGCCGGCTCGCTGACCGACATGCTCGGGCAGGCGATCGATCTTGACGAGGTCAAGGCCATCACGGTGCAGTGCCTCACGGGCGCGATCAAGGTCGAGGGTGGCGCGGCGAACGTGCTGGCGGCCTTCACCGGGGCTAACGAGGGCCTGAACCTCGGCGCCGGGCAGAGCTTCGCGCTGGACCTTGGCCCGGCCGGTGTGTCGGTCGGCAGCAACGGCACCTTCGTCGTGACCGAGACGGCCGCGAGCACCGCGTCCTACCGCATCCTCATCGTCGGCGCGCAGTGAGGTCCGCATGTCCCTGATCCCTTCCTCATTCAGCGACGGGCAGCTCGTCATCACCGACAACGGCGGCAACTCCGCGACCCTCCAGCTCTCGCAGGGCGATACCTCGGTGTCGGGCCTGATCCCTGGCGGCCGCACGGTCACCGAAGTGCAGTCCCGCGGCGCGTTCGTCGGGCTTCGCTTGGGCCAGCGCGTGGCCCCGACGATCACGATCAACGCGGTGCTTTCGTCGCCGACCGATGCCTTCTATCGGCTCGCGATGGGTACCACGAGCGGCTTTGTCTCGACGTCTGCCGACATCGGGGATGCCCGCACGGTCGATGGCACGTTCAGCTTCAACTACGGCGCCGAGAGCCGCAGCATCACCTTCGACGACGCCTACCTCCAGGCCTTCGACGTGAGCGAGGGCGACCCGTCGACGGTCTCGCTCACGCTCGCGATCGTGGGCCCGGTGGAGCTGGACGGCGTGACGCTGATCGCTCAACGCTGAGTCTGCCTACACGTCGAGGAGGACGTCATGGCCCTGTCTCCTGTCTCTGAGGTGACCGTCGAGGTGAACGGTCACCGAGTCACCCTCCGCAAGCTGGGGGCTACGGCGCAGGTCGCAGTCGCCTCGGCGCAGCAGCGGGTCGGCGGCGAGCCCGTCGCCGTCCTTGCGCTGGGCGCGGCCGTGCTGGCCCTGTCGTGGCCCGAGGGCGCGGCCTGGCCGACTCGGTCGCGCCCGCGGCCCTGGCGGCTGACCGATCCGCTGCTCGACTACGGATCGCGCGTCTTCGACGACCTCGGCGACGCGCTCGGTCTCGACGAGGCCGCGCGCATCTCGCAAGAGGGGTTCTGGTGGGGCCTAGGCGCGCGGGTCACCGAGGACGAGGTCGTAGCCGCCGAGGGTTTCTCCGCGGCCCCGGTGGCGGGTACGGACGGCTAATGCTGGCCGTCTGCCGCGACTGGGGCCAGCCCTTGAGCTGGTGGGCGGCGCTCGATCCGGCGGACCGGGCCCTCGTCGTGGCCGACTACCGGATGCGCCAGCGCGAGGCCGCCCGTGCCCAGAGGTAAGACGACCGAGAAGTCGGGCGCAGCCGCGATCGTCGTCGACCAGACGGCGCTGCTGAAGCTGCTCGACAAGACGGCCGACGGGGCCGCGAGCAACTTCGTCCGCGTCGTGACGGCCGAGCTGGAGGAGCGGCAGGTCGAGGCGATCCGCGTCTGGCCCGTGCGCTCGGGCCGGTCGCGTAAATCGTTCGGGGTTCAGACCCGGATCCGCGAGGACGTGATCGAGGTCGCGATCACGAACGACGCAAAGTCCAACTGGGGCTTCTACGCCTACAAGATCCGCAACAGCGTCAGGACCCGCGAGAGCCTGGAGCGCGAGGCGATGCAGTGGAGCCAGCGCGGGGACACTCCCGAGGCCCGGGCCCGCATCTTCGACTTCCGCTGGCGCCAGCTCCGGCGCATCCACGGTGAGGGGGCCCGGTCCGCGGCCGAGGCGGGCAAGAACGTCTGGAGCGTCTACGTCCGCAAGCCGGCAGAGAAGCGGCGGGCCGAGATAGTGGCTACCTTGCAGGCGGACCTCGCGAAACTGGCCCAGCCGGTAGGAGTGTGACATGGCCGGCGCTGTCGTCAGTCTCACGTATCAGGCTCAGGTCGACGACCTCAGAAAGAAGCTGTCCTCGATCCCGGACATCACGGCGGCCGAGGCCAGGAAAGCCGTCAGGGAGCTGGACAAGGCCATCAAGGCGAGCAGCCGGGCGGCCTCGTCGGCGGGCGATGCGGGGGCCAAGGCGGCGAAGTCGGCCGCGGCGGCGTCCAAGGAGGTCCGGGATGGGCTGCTCGAACTGGGCGACTTGGCCGGCATCCCGAAGGATAGGATCGACAAGCTGTCGAAGGGCATGGCGGCCCTGTCCTCGCCGATCGGCCTCGCGGTCGCGGGCGTGGGCGCGCTGGCCGTGGGGCTGGGCGCGGCCGCTGTCGGCGCGGTCAAGCTCGTGCGCGAGGCCGCGGCTGTCGGCCCGGCCTTGGAGCCCTTCCGCGAGCTGACGGGGTTCGGCGGGCTGTCGCCGTCGGCTGTCTCCTCGCTGTCGGCCGCGGGCGCGGCGCTCGACGCGGTCGCGACGGTCGGTCGGCGGGTCGTCGAGGTCCTCGGCGCCGATCTCGCGCCGACCGTCGAGCGCGCGGCGCTGGTGGTGGTGCAGCTCGGGCTCGCGCTGGTGGACTCGGCCAACGCGGCAGCGGACGGGCAAGGCATCTTCCGGGCGCTCGCGGACCAGCTCGGCGTCGCCTTCGTGCGCTCGGCCTTCCGGGTGGCAGACGTCCTCACGCGGCTCGTCGGCGGGCTCGGCGACCTCGCCGCGGCCGCGGGGCTCGGCTCAGTGGGCGATGCGCTGCGCTCGGTGCGCTCCGGCTTCGAGGGGGTCACCGAGTCTGCGGGCAAGGCCCTGTCCTCGGCGGCGCTCGGTGGTTTCGGGGCGACGCTGGAGCGGATCGAGATCGGAACCGCGGACTACGCGGGCCGGGCGCGCGAGCTGGTGGCCGTGCAGGGGCAGGTCTCGTCATCGGCCGAGAAGCAGGCGACGGCGACCGGAAAGGCGGCGGCGGCGACCGACGAGGCCGCGGCCGCAGCGAAGCGGGCGGCGGCCGAGTACCGGGCGGCAGAGGCGGCGCGGCGAGGGCAGATCGCCGTCGAGGGCCTCGCGTTGCAGGTCATCGAGGAGCAGGCGCGGCTCACCGGGACCGAGGCCGACAAGATCGCGGCGATCGACGCGAGGGCGCAGGCGGAGAAGGCCGCGGTCGACGAGCAGGTACGCGACCTCACCAAGCTCGGGCAGGGCGAGGAGGCGCGGCGGCTCGCCGATCAGCGGTACGCCCAGATCGCGATCCAGAAGGAGCAGGAGCTTCAGGGCGTCCAAGCCGAGACGGCGGCGCAGGCAGATCAAGCGCGGCAGAAGGCAAAGGCGGCGACGGCTGCGCTGGTCGCGGACGTCGTCGGCGTGACCTCGGCGGCGGCGCAGGCTGCCGCGGCGATCGGCGACCTCGCGGCGCAGCGGGCGCAGCGGCAGATCGAGGAGGTCCGCGCGGCCCGCGAGCGGCTCGGTGAAGACATCACCGAAGCCGAGGAGCGCCAACTGGAGAAGCGCGAGAAGGCGGCTGAGAAGGCGGCGCAGCGGGCGTTTCGCATCCAACAGGGCGCGGCAATCGCGACGGCCGCGGTGCAGGGCGCGCAGGCTGTGATCTCCGCGCTGGCGACGCTTGGGCCGATTGCGGGTCCGATCGCGGCCGGGCTGCTCTCGACGGCCATCGCGGCTCAGGTTGCGCTGATCGCGTCGGCGCCGCCACCGAAGTTCGCCGCGGGCGGCATCGTCGAGGCCCAGTCCTACGACGGGCGGCTCATTGAGGCCGAGCCCGGGGAAGGGGTCCTGACCCGTCGAGGGGTCCGCGCCGTCGGTGGTGAGGCCGGGGTCGCGGCGGCAAACCGTGGGGATGTTTCTGCCGGCGGGACCGGGCCGCTCGTCGTCGCCTTCCCGTCGATGGCGCGATACCTCGCGGTGGAGGCCGCGCGCCCGTCGGCCTTCGGGCGCGCCGTCCGCGGCCGCACCCCCGCGACGGGTCGGAGGTAGGATGGCGGCGATCACTCGGACCCAGTACCAGGCCCTCGTCGAGCCCTTCGGCTGGGCGGCTGACGCGTCGTCGTTTTGGGCTGCCGAGTCGACCTACGACGAGGCCGGTGTCGTCGCGGGGCAGCCCGTCGCGGCGCAGGCCTCGGCGCTGGTGCTCCGGGCGACGGGCTCGCAGACGGGGACCGTGCAGGTCCGGGTGCAGACCGGCGGGCACGCGGGGCCCGGTCTCGGCGACTGCTCGTTGGTGCAGCGGCCGGGGACCTCGGGCGCCTACTACGGGTGGGAGGGCCCGGCGACGGTGTCCGGGATGGACGCGCTGAACTGGGCCACGACGAACAACGTGCAGACCTCGCACATCGCGGGGCTGCCCGGCGGCGGCCTCATCGCGGCGGGCTGCGGGGGCAGCACCCCGACCGACGGCGGCACCCTCTGGGCGTGGCACCGGCTGTCCGCTGCGACGACGTGGACGCGTGTCACGGTCTGGGACGCCACGGCGACCGGGCGCGCGGCCTATGCCCCGTGCGTCGTGGCGATCGACTCGCTGCGGGCGGTGCTGTTCGCCTTCGTTGCCTCGCCGACGACCGGTCTCGGCGCCGCGACGCGCTACTCGATCTCGTCGTGGGAGACCGCCGACGGGGGCGCGACGTGGACGCAGCGCGGCGAGGGCCTCGCGCCCGAGACCGACATGCGGCTCGGCGGGGCGACGACGAGCAGCGGCACCCCTGGGCGCTCTGTGCGGCGGCTCCGAGGGGCCTACCGGGCGGGGCAGATCCTCCTCGTCGCACACCTGCGAAACCTGCTTGTCGACGGTACCTACGATCGTCTCGACGTCCTGCGGCAGTGGGCGTCCGACGACCAGGGCCAGACGTTGACCTCGATCTCGACTGGTGACGGCCTCGCCTCGTCGGGCCGCGACGGCGGGTACCACGACATCGCCGTGCTGGGCGGGCAGTTCGTCGTCTTCCGGCTGCGCTCGAACGGGGTTCCCGCGCTCCAGCGTCTCGGGAGCGCGTTCGCGCCGCTGACCCAGGCCGACGGCTACGGGCTCGGCGTGCTCGCCACGTTTGCCGACGACAACGTCACCACGGCAACTGCGAGCCACGGTTCGCACTCCGCCACCTACATCACTGACGGCGACACGGCCATCGTGGCCGACGACTACGGCGGGGGCTGGCTGTTCGTTACGCAGGTCGCGGGAACCAACCGCCCGACGACGGTTGCGTGGTCCGCGGACTACGGGCAATCGTGGGCGGGGTACGGGCGCAACCCGGCGAACACCGAGGTCTCGACGGACGCGGCGACGGTCGGGCGGGCGGTCGACACGGGCGACTCTCGGCTCTACCGGCTGAGCGCGGCCCCGTCCCTCGGGCGGATCGTGCTCCTGGCGCAACCCCTCGTCGACACGGCGACATCGACGCAAGACTCGCTCCTCGCAGCGTTCCTCGGCGGGTGGAGCACGCTCACGATGCCCCCCGTCGGCGACGCGGGCCGCACCCAGGACCGGGCCTGCTGGGATCAGACCTGGCTCCCCATCGAGCGCCCGGACGACGTGTCGGGCTGGACGACGACGGCGACGGGCACCTCGTCGTCGACGCTGAGCACTTCGACGGCGCCGTTCCTGACCCTCTCGACGACGGGGATCGGGAGCACGCACTTTTTCGCGCCGACGGCCAGCTTCCTGAGCAAAACCCACCTGATCGCCGAGTTCAGCGTCGGCAGCATCACGAACGGGGCCAGCGCGACGGCCCTCGTCGCCGTCGAGGCCCGCGTCACGAACGGGACCGTGACCCGGACCGTGCGCGTCCATCTCGACGCGACGGCCTACCGGCTCGTCGACGTCAACGGCGGCGCCAACCTCGGCGATGTGACCGGGCTCGCGAACGAGGCCCGGCAGTACCGGCTGGCGCTCGACCGGGCATCCGGCCGGGTGCGAGTCTGGCACCGGACCTACCAGGGGCAGGCGGGCGCCGAGGTCCGCGCGTGGACGCTGGGCGCGTCGGGCACCGCGAGCGACTCGGGTGCAGCGACGAACAACACCTACGTCACCTGGGGGCACCTGGCCGCGCCCGCGCTGGCGACGACCGTCACCTCGGCGTGGGGCCCGGTCCAGCTCTCGCGCGGCCGGCTCGACGAGACGGCGGGCGCCTACGGCAACGCGGGCTCGACAAGGCTCTGGTCCGCGTCGCTGGCGCCCTCGACGGACGAACTGTGGGGCCGGCCGGTCGGAGCACCGGGGGCCCGGTCCTACGTCGGACTGGGCCTGTACCTGTCGGCGGTGGACGGCCCGGGGCGGCGCACCGAGACGTGGACCTGCTCGACGGCCTCGACGTACCCGGTGCAGCGGGTGTTCCCAGGCAGCAACCGATCGCCGCGCCGGCAGTGGCGCAGCGCGACGGCGACGGTCAAGCGGCTGGCGGTGCAGGTCCCGGGCGGCGTCGAGCGCGAGCTGCTGACCGGGTACCTCGCGGTCGTCGTGCGCGGGGCCAACTGGCGGACGGGGCTCATTGAGAGGCGCTCGGGCGGCGTCTGGTCGACGCTTGCGACGATCGACCTCGCGGCCGGCCGGACCTCGGTCGCGTTCCAGCGGTACGGCCGCTCGGTGGTGCCTAACGGGACCTCGATCGGGCTTCGCTTCGACGCGCAGGAGCTGGCAGGCTGGACGGTCGATTTCGGGTCGGGCGTGACCCGGGCGATGCGGATCGGTGCGAACCGCGAGGGCGCGTGGACGAACACGGGCGGCGCCCCCCGCGTCGAGTTCGATGTCACGGCCGATCCGACGGGCGTCCCCTCCTCGGGCAACTGCTCGCTGTGGAGCCCGTCCGGCGCGTGGATCATCCCGAGCCCGGGCCGGTGCGAGGGGCTGCGGCTGACGGTGGACGCTCAGACCACGGCCGACGGCGACATTCGGCTCGGGCAAGTCCTGTTCGGCGCGGCGCACATCCTGCCCGTGCCGCCGAGCTGGGGCCAGTCGCAGCGGCTCGATCTCGGCTACGACGTCGAGATCTCTCGCTCGGGCGTCGCGCGGCTGGACCGGGCCGCGCCCCCGGCCCGGGCAGTCGACATCGCCTGGACCGACGGCGTCGACATGTCGGCCAGCGCGGACCCCGACTACCTCAACCCCGCGACCTCGGGCACGCCGATGTCGCCCGGCACCCTCCGGGGGCAGGTCCGGTCGCTGGAGGGCATCCTGCGGCGCGTGCAAGGGCTGCCCGTGGCCTACCTGCCGCGCGTCGATCCGGTCTCGGGCGTGCAGTTCCTGAGCCTGCGCGAGCAGATCGTGGTCGGGGCCCTGTCCCGCGAGGTCGGCCGCGATCACATCCTCGGCGACGAGCTGTCCGCCGAGCTGGTCCGCGTCCCCGTCCTGACGATCCGGGAGGAGCTGTGATCGCGTCGTGGGTCTGGACGCTGTCGATCGACTGGCACGGCGGGCCCTATCTGCTGTCGTCGGCGGACTTGCCCGGGTACGAGACCGTGCTCGATGCGATCGCCTTCGAGGAGCGGCTGGACATCTTGCCCGATGCGCCCTCCGACCAGCAGGTCTCGGTGCGCTTCGACCTCGGCGACCGGCTGCGCACGCTCCTGGCGGCCGGCTGCGACCCGCGCACCATGACGGGCGTCCTGCGCTTGGTCCCGGTCGACGCCGAGGGTGAAGTGCTCGACGGGGCCCGGCTGGTCGCGCTGGGTCCGCTGCGGGGCCTGGTCTGGGGCAGCGTCGAGGCGCCGGGCGTCGTCGAGGGCTCGATCGGCGTCGGCGAGCAGGAGGAGACCCCGCTCCTGTCGCCGTCCGCTGTGATCTCGGCTGAGCTGTGGCCGACGGCGCCCGAGCAGGCGCACGGCGTCGCCTACCCGCTCGTCTTCGGTCGGCCGGGCGACGTCGTCGTCGACGACAATCGGCGGCGCGCAGGCAGCCCGGCGACCGTGATCACGACCTCGGGCGGCGGCAATCCGATCCTCGCGCTGGTGGCCGGACATCCGGTCGACGCGAGCGACGTGGAGGTCTACAACGCGACGACCGACACTTGGACGTCGGGCGTGGACGTGGCCACGACGGCCGACCTCGCTCGCGAGTGGCGCGAGGCGCTGGCCGACTCGGGCCTCGACTACGCCGTGGCCGAGCAGTTTCAGATCGGCGTTGAGGGCCGCTACGGGGCCGAGCTTGACGGCGCCCTCGGAGGCCTGTCGGTGATCGACGTTACCGGTCTGGCAGCCGTCGAAGACGAGCTGTTCGTCGCATGGACGTCGGGCCGGGCCCTGTCCGGCATGGCGACGGCCGGGGACCTCCTGCGGTACCTCCTGCGTCGGAGCGGGTGGGCGGTCGACGCGGGCCGGACCGAGGCCGTCTGCCGGGCACTGGGACACGACGTCGCGGGCTATGTCGACGATCCGGGCGTCTCGGTGCAGTCCTACCTCCAAGACGTTGTCCTGCCGCTTCTCCCCGTCGCACTGGCCCGCGGCCCGGCGGGCGTCTACCCGGTTCTGCTCGCGCCCGAGGCCCTCGACGGGGCCCCGACCTTCGCGCTCGTTGAGGGCGAGGACTGCGAGGCCATCGGGGCGGTCGGCGCCGAGGACCTCGTCGGGCCCCGCGCGGTCCGGGTGTCCTTCGGGTGGGACGCGTCGCGTGAACGGTACGAGGGGCAGGCGGCGACCGGGACCCTACCCGGTGCCCAGTACGGGCGCTCGACGACGCTCGGCAGCCGACAGCTCGCCACGCGCGGCAGTGGCCCCGTCGAGGACATCGAGGGCATCATCCTGCGCGACGTGCAGACCGCGCAGCAGGTGGGCGTGGAGCAGCATCGGCTCAGGAACTTCTCGCCGCTGCAACGGTCCTACGCGTGCCCCGCCGATCGCATCCTTGAGCTGGGCGACGTGGGCCGGGTGACCGACGCGGCGGTCGGCTGGTCGTCCAGGCCGGTGCTCGTCATCGGCCGAGAGTGGGACGGGGCCCGCTGGCTCTACCGTCTCGCGGCGTGGTCTGTCCCGTGATAGCATCCCTTCGGAGGCTCCGATGGCCGATCTGAACCTAGCGGGCGTTGCTGCCCCGTGGACCTGCTCTTTCGTCCCCGGCGCGTCCGGCCGACTGACCGTCGACCCGGTCCTCCACGGCGAGATCCACGTCTGGATCGCGTCCGGCATCACGATGGAGTACGGCGTGGCGGCCTCGGACCCGGGCGCCGCGGTGCTGCCCCTTCCAACCGAGCAATACGTCCGCGTCTGGGAGGCCCCGTCTGGTCTCTCGGCGCCCCTGTCGCGGTGCGAGCTGACCTTCGAGGAGACCGGCGGCACCTCGGGCATCGTCTACGTCCGCGTGGTCGCCCGATGAAGCCCCGCCCGTCCAGTCTCTACTCGATGGGCGCGGCCGCGGGTGGCGGCGGTGGGAGCGGTCCAGACCTGACCGCCCCCATCCCTCCCGTCCCCGTGTCGCTGGCCTCCGGCACGACCGCCCTGGGGAGCACCTCCATCGGTTCATGGTCGGCCTCAGTGACCGTCGCGGCAACGGTCACGGCCTCCAGCGGGTCACCCCCGACGGCGACCGTCACCGGCTCGGGCGCGGGTCCGTACTCTGTCTCGATCGCTTCGGGCCTCGCTGATGGGCGCACCTACGCCGTCACTCTGACGGGCACCGGGGCGGATGGCCAGGTGGCGCGGGTCGGGCTCTCTGTGGCCGTCGGCACGGCTGTCCCTGCCCCGGCTTGGAACACGCTCGTAGAGTACGACCTCACGACCGTGGACACGGCGACGGCGGTCACGGCGACCGGCGGCGACGTGGCCCTTACCGTGGGCGGCGCGGCGTTCCTGACGCTCAAAACCATCTTCGGCTCCGGGACTGGCAGCCTGACCCCAACCAACGGCTCCGGCGTCATCTTCTCCGGGTCGGCGGGCGGCATCCGGGCGGCGTTCGTGAACATCGACTGGGCCACGCTCGGCGCGGTCCTGGACACGGAAACGCTGGCAATCCTGATCGAATTTGGCTTCACGAGCATCATCTCAGGCGGCACCATCCTCGCCACTGCTGCGACGGTGAACGCCAACGTCAACGCAAACCACAACTTCGGCGGCCGGTGGTCGCTCAGCGGAACCACCTACGCAATCGCCCCAAGGTATTACAACTCCGCCGCTACCATCGGAACGGCGGTATCGTCGGGAACCACGGCCTTTTCGGGCAACTACTCGGCGGCGATGGTTGTCGGCCCCGGCGGACAGACGACATACATGCACGCCGGGGCGCTCCCAACGGACCCGTCGGGCTTCGGGCTTGGTCCGCGCAGGTACTCGCAGCCCGTCAGTACGTGGACTTCGGGCAGCCTGACCTACCCGGCCGGGCCGCCCAAACCGGCGTTCTGGGTCGAAGATGCCGTCTGTGTCTGGCGCAAAATCCGCATCATGCGTTGGAGTTAGGCCATGCTCGTCTTCGACATTCAGGACGGCATTTACGACGATTCCGGCGAGGAGCACGTCGAGTATCGGGTTCGGATGCCGCGGGCTGAGGTGGATGCGCTCCTCGCAGCGCGGCGCCCCGGGCAGACCCCGGAGCTGCTCGCCGGCCCCGCTCAGGCCGTGGCAGAGCCGATCGCCGCGGCGCTCGACGACGCGCTGAGTGCCCCGTGAAGCGCCTCAGCCGCACGACGCGCCGCAAGATCGCGCGTTTCCTCGGCCTCGTCGGCGTCTCCCTCGTCGACGGGCGCCTCACGCCGGCCGAGATCTCGATGCTGGTCGGCTCGGCCGCGCAGGTGTACGAGGCCCTTCGCGCCGAGCGCGACGGCACGGCCCCGGCCGACGAGGCGGACGGCGAGTGACGGGGCCCCGCTACCAGTGGGGGGCCCGGTCCGTGGCTCGCCTCGCGACGGTGCACCCGGCGCTGCGCGAGCTCATGGAGCGCGTGATCGCGCGGCCCGACCTGCCGCACGACCTGACCGTCCTTTGCGGGCACCGCGGCGAGGCCGAGCAGGCGGCCGCGGTGTCGTCGGGCGCCTCGCGGCTGCCGTGGCCGCGGTCGAAGCACAACAAGACGCCGTCGCTGGCCGTCGACGTGGCCCCCCTCGTCGGCGGGTCCGTCACCTGGGACTGGGCCGCCTACCGGGCGATCGCCCCGCACGTCAAAGCGGAGTGGGCCGAGATGCAGCGCGAGGGCCGATACCCGGGCATGTCCCTGGTGTGGGGCGGCGACTGGGTCCGGTTCCCCGACGGGCCGCACTGGGAGCTGTCGTGATCCTTACTCTGGCCCTCGCGTCTGCCCTCGCGCAGGACCCCACTGCGACGACGTCCGCCCCGACGTCTGACCCGTGGACGTTGATCGGCGTCGGGCTCGGGTCGGCCATCGCGGCCGCGGTCGCCGAGCACCTCCGCTGGCGCCGCAACGCCGCCCCCGCCGACGACCTCTCGCCGCTGCTCGCGCGGTCCGCGGACGGCGGCATCCTCCTGCTCCAGCGCCTCGCGCGCATCGAGGAGTCGGTTCATGATCTCGCCTCTGCGCTCGCCGTCCTTGCCCGTGCTGTCTCCGACGACGCCACAATCTCCAGCGTCCGCCGACGGCGCCCGACCGGCGGGAACTGACCCTCGGCCCGCGGTCCGCTCGGCGCTCGTCGAGATCGTCGCCGCGGTGCGCGCCCTCTCGGGCGACGACGCAGGCGATCGGCTGGAGCACGCGCTGCGGCTCGTCGGGCCCTGACGAGGAACCCCCACCCGGACCATTCCGGATGGGGGCCTATCGGATGCGGGGCCCGGCGCAGACCACGCGTGAAGATGCTACCCGGCTGACTGGGCCTCGTCCAGTGTCGCGACGATGCGCTGCGCCGTCTCGATCGCGACCTCGGCAGTGGGCGACTGAGACGAGATCACGACGACGTCTTCGCTCGCGCCGCAGAGCGGCGACCACTGGAGAGTCCAGCGGACGCAGGTCGGGCGCTGGTGCAGCTCGATCGTGCCCCAGGGGCCGAGATGGTGGGTCGTCATGGGGCGGACTCCCGGTGGCGCCCGGCCTCGATGGCCTGCGCTGCCTCACAGAGCGCGTAGTCCTCAGGCACAAGGCCTTCGCCGCGGTACTCCACAGCCAGGTCTCGCAGCCACGTAACGATCGCCTCGCGCTCTCGGATGCGCTCCGCGCGCAGCTCACGTCGCGCGTCAACCGCCGCGCGCTCGGCCCGATCCAGGGCGGCCTCAAGTTCTGCGGCCCGGCGACGCGTCGCCGCAGCTCGACGGGCGGCCGGTGTGACCGCCGCGTAGGGCACGGCTGGGGATGCCGAGACGTCCCACCCCGCCCGGTCCTCGCCGTCGCACAACCCGTAGCGAAGCGCGGTGCGCCAGCCACGGCGGCCTGCCGAGCTGGCAGCCATCGTGTGCAGCCACCATCGCTCCTCGGGCAGCAGCG